AGAGACAATACCCATCGGGATTGGAATCAAGAAAATTCTTAACAACGGCGAGACTGAAGAAAGTTTTTCCAGTACTAGACTCTCCAGCAATAGCAGTAATCTTGTTCCCAGATACACCGCCAAATATACTACCTGAAACCAGTGCATTAAAAACGTATGAACCCGTATCAACATAAGTTTCTGTTTCGTCAATATCTGAGGCAAGTTTGGTGTAATCGTCACCGATTTCTTTTACAATATCTTTTAAGAAGTCCATCAGGAGAAAAATGATTCAAGGTTTGCGGTTTTTTCTACATTCCATCCAACAGCATCAAGAATAATCCTAAGAGGCTCTAGAAATGCTTTCCCAAATTGTAGATCATAATCAATGTATTTGTCAAGATTCAACTCCTTAGGAAAATCTTGAATGAATGAAATAACGTTTTCGTAGATGATATTTGGTTTTTTGAGGTAAACAAATTTGATTTTTTCCCCATTCTGAATGAGAGAATATTTACCCGTCAATTTATTCTTCTTCACATAATGATTGAATAGAAGTGCTCCTCTAACATGAATGGGAGTTCCTTTAATATAAATGTCCGATGATGAAGTGTATTTGCGAACATCTGAGGCAGATCTAGGAAATGCAATTTCCTCTGGGGGAAGAGTTTTAAATTTTGCCCTACACTTATCAATAAAATTGATAACATCGTCTTCAGTGCCGCTCATCATGATTTTAAAGGTTTCCTTTAACATGCTACGACATGGCGCGGGAGTAGAAGATTTAATTGCTTCAATTCCCTTGATTTTCAATTTAGGTTCTTCGTACCTAACACCCTCACTATCCCATACACTAAGAATATATCTCTTCTTAGCAGTCCAAATTCCACGTTCCGCGATACACTCACGTTTCATGATCATCTTTTGGTCATACGCATTTACGTACTCAGCCAATTCTTGGTAAGAACCTTCAATATATTTTTCAAGTTCCATCTGACAGATCTTATCAAGGAACGAAACAATGCCCTCAGTAGTTTTCTCTCTTCCTTCGTATACACGGTCAACCAAAGGACCCATATTAATATAAAGGGAATCAGTATCTGAAGCAATAACATAGTCTTCACCATCAGTCTTTAAAATTTTATTCAGATAAGAATTCATAGAATTCATAATCCATTGAATTGAAACCTGTCCAGAAAGAGTGATTGCTTCAGCATTTGCTAGTTTAAAATAACGAAAATACTGATTGCCAATAGCACCATAGGCAGAGTTGAGTTGAATCTTACGTGCCATCTGAATGTTATTGCATCGAGCAATCTCCTTTTCCAACTCTTTGGTTTTTTTCTTTTCATATTCTTGCTCTGCCGCAAGCATTTTCTTCTTAAAGATTACACGTTCGTTGTAGATTTTCTCCATCAACTCAGGAAGAAACCCACGAACGTCCTTACGGAACATTGCCCCATTCGCACAAACAGAATAATCTTTATACATCTCAAAAGTGAGATCCTTATTAAGGATTTTATCCACGTTTACTGATGGATGCTTTTCATCCATAAGAGTTTCTGGAGAAATATTATACTGCATGATTAAGTGAGGATACAGTGAGTTCAAGTCAAAACTCACGACCCAATCATAAACCCCAGGAATTGGTTCCTTTACATAAGCACCAGCATATTTTTCTTCTTTTTCAGATCTGACTTTTGGTGGAATAACAATGTTTCTCTTTTTGAGGTAGTTGTAGATAATAGTATCCCACATCCTAACCTGAGAAAACACATCAGCATAATTAACCTTAGCGTCATATGCCATAGTCAACGCAAGTTCAATCAACTTCATCTTGTCTTCCATTCGGTCAACAAGTTCTACGTCAACGATGTTATATTCAACAAACTTCTGCCAACCTTTAGTATAGAAATCCTTAAAGGTGTCAAACTCAGAGTGGTCCAGTTTCTTTTGACCGAGTTCTACTTCAGCAATATAGTCTAGACGATAAGACTCCTGTGCTTTGTAAGTGAATTTTTTATACAAATTAAGATAGTCTAGTTGGGTAATTCCACCAACATCATACGATGTATGCTTACGACCAGAGATGTATATTTCACTTTCAGTCACAAGTCCCCAAGGAGACATGCGCTTCATCAATTTCTCACCAAGAACTCGGTCAAGTCTCCTAACAAGATATGGAATATCATAAAGTTCAATATTCCATCCAGTCACAACTTCAGGCGCATTCTCTTCAATCATCCACCAATTGATAAAATCATTCAAAAGGTCATATTCCGTGGAAAATGAACGATAGATGACATTATCCTGCTTATTGTTGAATGGTCCTAATCCCCAGGTGCGAATTTGTTTGGTCGCATAATCCTGAATAGTAATCAGTAGAATTTCTTCAGATGCAGATTCTACATCTGGGAACCCATTTTCAGATGCAACCTCAATATCAAGAGTAGTTACTTTAATTTTATTGATATCAAACTTAATTTCGTCTTCAGAGTAAGTATCCGAAATATACTGGTAGATATAACCAGTATTACCATAGATCTTAAAATTTTCTACATTTTCATACTTTTTAATAAACTCGCGACATTCCCTAACAGTACCAGGTTTAATTTCTTCTACTGGGTCTCCACTCAAAGTTTTATACTTTGTATTTTTATTAGTAGGGACAAAAAGAGTCGGGTAAAACTTCTCACGGGTCATAAAGTGTTTACCACCTTCATAACCGCGAATCAAGAAGTGATCCCCGACCATTTGAACGTTTGTGTAAAATCGCAAACTCATTCTTTAATAAGATCCTCGTATTTTTCAAGTAGAGTAGGAGTTGGATCAGCAAGAGTAAGAATCTTGTCCGAACTCATCATAAATGTATTTTCTTTTGTGTATCCACAAAGAAATGGTTCCATTGTTTTGTCTGGTTTTAGAAGAAATGGACTGACTAATTTACAGTCAGGTTCCCCAATATCAGCACCAATTTCTTCAATCTGACTGATCAGAATCTGATTGTTCATCAGAACTAACAGTTTCACTATCTTCTTGTCCATGATTAGTTACATCTCTTTCATAAATTTCTTTAAGATCTTTAAATGGAGTAACAAAAGTTACTACCCAATCCATAGGAACCAATACATCCTCATCAGAAGAAAATGGAATCCAAGGAAACAAATTAATACTCAATCTCTTTTGAGTTGACTTAGTTTTATCTAAAATACTGCGAGAAATAGGAACAACATCCTTCACCTCAACCACACAAGGTTTTGATAGGATATATCCAATCATTCTCTCATCTTTAATCATTTCACTGATATCGGAAATTACATATTCTCCCGATCTCAACAACGCTAAACGTACAGACATAATAATCACATACCTCCTTGGTATTATAGCAAGAAAAAAAGGAGGAGTCAACCTGGATTTTGCCAGGTGCTCCTCGCGCCGACGATATTCAAAAGTATTTATCTTTTTCTTTTGAACTTACACACCTTCTTTCCAGGAAGCATAGCATAAGTTGTTGTTCCTGCCCAACCACACTTTGCTTTAGGTGGTTTTGCATCTGCACCAAAATCACCTTTCATTTCCTTTAAGATAGCATTAAATTCCTGGAAGGTTTTCATTTTTTATTTTTATTTATAGGTAATCTTTTCTCTTGTGGTGATCAGGAACAATCTTTTTCAAGTTGACAGAGAGGAGTCCGTCTTCAAAGGATACATCTGCGACTTCTGTATCATCTGCCATTGTCCATGCTCTTTTGAAAGATCGTTGAGCCAATCCCTTATGGACGTAGTTGGTATCGGATTCTTTATCCTCTTTTTGTCCTTCGACAAATAGTTTCCCATCTTGTGTATAGACATAAACCTCCTTCTTTTTAAATCCAGCAAGTGCAAGTTCAAGTCGCGATTCTACATTGCTTACTTGAACAAGGTTATATGGAGGATAGTTAGAAGTTGTTTCATGTAGATGAAACAGACGGTCAAAATATTCATCCATGCCGATGCTATTACGAGTAATCCTTTCCATCAGAGCAGGAAGATCCGAAGCAGTGTACCTTGTGAGGTTGTTCATTATGGTAGCTCCTTTAAAAGCGAGTTTGTGTTTTGTGGACCCTTACGGCATCCAATACTAATTATACAAGAAACGAAAAAAAGAGGTACGGAGAAAACCGAACCTCTTTTTACGGGTTTTACTTTAAGCGATAGAATAGATACCCAGTAACGCTATGAACTGTTCCTGGAATAGTATCGTTAACTAACTTAGCATACTCATAGACATATCCCTGTTTTTTTAGTCTATCGGGAAGAGAGGGTGCAGACTTACAAGAGGCAGCGTCAACAAAAAAACCACCGCCCACGGGAGTTTTGTCCCATGGATGGGTACACCGACTTATCTTTTTCTCATTAAATAGTTTCACTGGAAACTGGTCAGGACTAAAAGTAGTTACGGACATTTTAAGGCAAATATAGGCGTTAAACATGAATATCATAACACAAAAAAAGAGGGGTTGCAACCCCTCTTAGTAGCGATATTCCGTTTGTAGCGTGTCGCGAACGAAAGGCGACTTACTATTTATTCTGTTTCTACGCCTTTTCCTTTCTTACCAATGTTATACTTCTGCTCCAAAATCCAATCACCCTTGTCCTTATAAGAAAGAACTTTAATTTGATTGAGTGGAGCAATATCAGAAACTTGGTCTTGGTTCACCACACTGATAAGTCCCCAATCAGCAAGCAAACGGGCAATACGATTGCGGCGCTGAACATCATTTACCGTAAGGTTAGCATGTTTACCATCTAGGGCAAACAGTTCCTTAAAGTGAACAATGAAATATCTACCTTGCTTATGTAAAATATGGCAAGATTGATAGAGTTTTTTCTCCTTTCTTGATGCAACTCCGATGCGGGTCAAAGTTTCACGTACTTTTAGAAAGTCATCAGGTTCATTAAGAATTACCTCAACCATTTGGTCCTGTGACCAATGAACTTCAGGTTCTACCGTAGTAGTCATTTTGATCCTCCAATATCAAGTCGTTTTTTAATAAAGTTAATTTGTTCTTTTGTCAGGATTTTCAGTGCTTGAGATGCCTTTTCATTACTATAACCATAGTATTGTTTTATACATTCTAAGTCTTTGATTTTATCCTTACGGAGCCAGGGAGAAAATCTCTTCCTTTTCCTGAGACTATTTAGATAAAAAGAATATTGCATATCTTTATCCAGATGATGATTCATGTTCATTTCATTGGCAAAAAGAATCGAATCAATCTGTCCAGACAAACACTTGTTAATAATGAACGCAGGATATTCTTTAATATCTTCAGACAAATCTTCTTTAGTAAAATTAATTGAGTTTAACCAATCTTTAAGTTCCATCATCTTATAATTTGAATGTCATCATCATCTGTCCAAAGTTCTACCTTGGTTCTAAACCTATTCTCTTCTTTAAGTTTTTCGTAACGCTTGGTTGCTTTCTTCTTCCACCAAGAAACGATATTTTCCAAATGATACTTATCCCAGTTTGGACCACGAATAAGTTCTTCTTGTTCCCCAAGAATTACTTCACGGACATTTGAATATCCATACTCACAGATATAAAATCTTTTCTTTTGTGTGAGGGAAAATGCAGTATTAATTACACTATTAAACTCGGAAAGTTTTGCTTTATGTTGTAGTGAATTGCGAATAATAGAAATCATCTTTGTCTGTCGCTTCATCTTCTTTGAAGACGCTTTGTTATCAGTAAGAGGAGTATTGTTATTAAGAAGAGTAAATCTATCATGAAGAGTATGAAATGCTTCGTCGTGAAGAAGAGGAAGAAACTTGCTTTCAGTTAGTCCTTTGTATCTCATAAATGGTTTAAGACCATCATACTGCGATGCATCTGTTGTTGATCCATATAGAGATGTGGTTTCAAATAAAGCAATATCCTTCTCAAATACTTCATTTAAAGTTTCTCTTGCATAATGAGAACAACAAAGAAGTGCAAGAAGTTTTCCACCAAGATAGTTGTACCCAAAAGGTTGAGAGGGAACAATTACGAAACCCATCGCAGCATGTCTATTAAAAATGGAAAGATTAGGAACTTTACCCAACCATTCATTTCTTGGTTTTGAGTTAATGGTGGGAGAACCAAAGCGAATAAACCCAATAACTTTCTTGGTGTTCTTCTCAAATACCATCCAACGAAGTTCTCTTCCAGGAATATTTGATTCATTATTATGGGAAGATACTACCTTAAGAAGATTATTATAATGTTCTTGCGGTAAAGATTGTTGGAATCTATCTCCAATAAACTTAATATCAAACTCCATATCTTCAGGATGAATATCTTCATTGAAAAACTCATCATGAAGTGGAGCGAGAGTATTAGTTCCCCGAATAACTTCTTTCTTCACAAAACGCAAATAGTCTTCAATATTTCCCATCTGAGAGAAATACTTGATAAACTCATCTGCTGCCCACTGAGCATCTTGTTCAGAAATAATCATCATCAAACAATTAACTTTTTGCTTGGCGCTTTAATCACGGAAAACATTTGCTCATATTGTTCGACAATCTGATCCTGTGCTTCCGAAATATAAACAACGTATGATTTAGAAATTTCCAAATCTACATCTTTATCTTTCAATAGAGGAGACCAAGGAGCAAATCCCATCTGACCATTTCCAGCAGGGATAGCGACAATAGGATTGCGAATAACAATCTGGTCTTCCGAATCTCCAACTTGGTC